ATGCGGGGGTGTCAAGCAGGATTTTATCTGTCTCCGTGAACTGCGGATTTACTCCCCCATACGTAAAAACATACCCCGCCAACTTGCCTTTCTTAAGCGGTTCACCAGACAGCAATGCGCGACGTAATGTTGGCATTTTTATACCGTAATGCTGTAGTACTGCCGTGAGGCTGGGAAACATGATGCCATCAGGCACTACAAATACAGGTTTCTGCAGTTTGGCTTTTGCTTCCTCGGTGTGTTTACGGCCTAGCCAGTGCATGTGGCTACGGCCTGCTTCGATATTGGCGCGGATTTTCGCCCGACCTTCCTCTGACACCTTACGCCCCGCCGCCTTGGGCTTGCCCCGCTGGGTAGCACCAATCTTCTCCCGCACCTCGGGGGCTACCGTTTTGCCATAACGGTAGTGGTTTTCTCCGGCGGCTTTGCCTTTGCGGCTCGCACTAGTTTTGATTTTTGTAGCTTCGGTGTGTTTGAGCCCCAAACGCGACAGTTCTGCGCTGGGGTTGATGTTGTAGCAATCGGGCTGGCCAACACACTTTATCAAGTACGTGTCTTCTATTTGTAGTTGGTCTGCGCCTTCTGGCAGTTCTTCGATGACTTCGAAAACAAACATCTCCGCACCGTACTTGTCCCATGCCGCTTGCAGACGGGGATTTTTGTGTACACCCCGTTTTAATTCGTATTTGTGTTGCCACTCCCGTCGGGCAAAAGAGTCTGCACTGCCGATGTAGTACTTGCCGTTGGCCATGTTAGTAATGCGGTAGATGACTGCCATGTTATAACCCCAAAGAAAGTTAACTCAAAACGAAGTATAACACTCCTTAGCTGCATAACACAAGCAGTAAAAGAAAAGGGGGCCGAAGCCCCCTGAAAACCGTTGGTATTGCTAGGTTTTCGCTTAACCGCCGGACGAGCCGTACATTCCGAGAGGGTCACTCCAGCCGAAGCTGTAACGCTCACGTGCCTTGTAACGGACGTTACCGGTATCGAAGTCACCGTCCATTTTTGTATCCAAAGCGACACGCTCGAAGTGCTTCATGCCGTTAGGAACATCAGTGGTCAGGAACCATGCGTTCGGGTCGGTCAGCCAGTGGTTGATGGCGTAGCCTTCCGGAATCGAACCATTGTTCTTCAGTGCGTTGATGTCGTTGTCATTGGTGCCAACACGCAGGCTGGTTTCCAACAGACGAGTAGCAACGAACTGCAGCGACGGAGGGATGATCAGCTTGCGCGGACGAGCTGCGATCAGCAGACCACGTTCGTCAGTCCAAGCAGCGATTTGAATGACTGCGTTTTCCAGCGAAGTTTCATTCAGGTCAACCGGGGTTGTCGGAATGTTGCTGTTGACGCCACCAGAAATCAGGGGGTGCGAAGCCGAGAACAGGGGCACGCCGTCGCCGCCGTAGTACTGTGCGGAGTTGGTGAAGCCGTTGTTCAGGACGGAAGCCGCCTTGACTTGCTTGGTGTAGGCCATTGAACGAGCCAGTGCCTTGGTATAACGAGCCGAGAGGCTGTCGTACAGGTTATCTTCAATCGCTTCTTCAGTGATCGAAAAGCCTTGGGCGATGGTTTCGTGGTTGTATCGTGCAGTCCATGCTTCCTGCGCATTGTCGTACTCGATCGCAGAACCTTCATTCTTGACCGGTGCGGCGCTGAAGCCAGACAGCTTGGTTTCTTCTTCGAACGAACGCTCGGAAGTCTCGGTTTCGTAGATTTCCTTGTGCTCTTCGCCGTAACGAGCATACTCCAGACCGAACAAAGCGTTCAGACCGGGGAGCAGCTCTTTCAGTAATTGGGCGCGTGAAATAGCCATGATTTAAGCTCCTTAGATGCCAGTGGTATTGTTATACGCATGGGTGTTGATCTTAACGATCATCTCCACATACGCATCCGAACCCGTCGCCGTTGCCGGAACCACATCAATAATGCGGATTGGCAGGGTAGCGGTATCGGCGGTGGTGTCATCGATTGCTTGCTTTGAGTCACCAGTGTTGGCGTTGCCGGAGTTCAGAATTGGTCACGCCCGACGAAGGCGCATACTGTGCTTGCACAGTCTGGCCAGACGAGTTGGTGTACTGAACACCCATGCAAACACCGAGAGCTTGAGGGGCTGCGGTACCGTCGGCAACAACTTTGCACTTGCCGGAGGCCAACAGTTCAACAAGATCACCGTTGTACATCGCGCCCGAATCCACAGGGACCAGACGCGTAGAGCCCGCGTAGGGGTTGCCGCCGATACGATTGATCGGACGGAAACCATACGGAGCGCTTACAGTAGGATAAGCCATGTTTAACTCCTAGTTAATAAAATACTACTTACTACCTTTGCCAAAGGTGGTCGTAGACTTCCGTTCATTGAACAGAGGCATACGGGCGTCGCTCTGGCGCATAAAAGTGTTGTCAACAGCGTCCATGTTTTTCTCAGACACCTGTTGGTAATACTCGTTTCGAGCAACCATCTTCTCTTCTGGTGCCTTGCACAGGATTAGACCTCCGTGCTCGACATTCCCGCTTGCATTTACCGGCAGCATAAGTTCCGGATGGTCTTCGCCTTTGACAGGCACCCAGCCTTCACGCATACGCTGCGTGTACTGGGGGTTTGGATGTCCATTGATGTGGGTTGCCACCCAACGGAATCTCCAGCCCGGTTCAGGGGTAGGGTCCCGAGGGGTGCGATCATTAGCCATTCTTGTTCTCCAATTTAGCAACTTCAGCAGCGTATTGCTGCGGGGTCAGTCCGTACTTACGCGCCAGCTCCATTTGTCTGGGCGTTAGTTGGATTTTCTTTTGTCCGGTCGAACGACTCGCTGGCGCAACAACTGCTGCTGGCTGCTTTTTCGAAGGCGTAGGAGGCGTTTCTTCCTCTGGCTTCTCGTCACGGTCCTCACCGAATAGTTCGGGGAACGTCTTTTTGAGGCGAGCGTCTATTTGCTCGAAATATTGATCGCTGCGTGGGTTTACGCCCGCGTTGACTAGTTTTTGATGCAGCCCTAGTGCGAAGCTGGTGTGTTCCTCAAAGCCCGGTTGTCCAAACCACTGGTTTTTTGCCTGCCAGCGCAGGGTCTTTTCATCGACGGCTGATTGGACTTGTTGCGTTTGCTGAAACTGTTGTCTTTGTACCGGCTCGTCGTCTTCTTGTAAAGGGGCGGGTTTAAAGTTTTTGACACGATCCAACCGCATTTTTGCATCGGTAAGTGCCTCTTGGGCTGCGATGATGGCATCCGTGTCAAACGATTCCTGCGCTTCTTTCAACTGACGGCGGGCTGCAGACAGTTGCGCCTCGGCAGCTTCGGTGGCCGAAGACAGCACAATCTCCTGCCCTTGGTTTACCGACTGCTTGAGCTTTTTGTTCTCGTCCGCCATGTATTGAAGCAGGCGCTCCATTTCCTGCTTTTCGCGCTCCAGTTCTTCTTTCCGGCGGCGCTCGTCGTGACGGGCATGTGTTAACTCTTTGATACGAGCTTGCACATTGGCCGAATAGTTTTCGATCTCGTCGTCAGACGGGTCCGGCACTTCCTTGTCTAAGGGCTTGCGACCACGGTCTTTTGGCGGGGTGTCGTCAATTACTTCAACTTCGACATCATCCTGCACTTGGTTTTTGACGGCGGCATCGTCCTGATCTTTCTGGACGCTATTTTCTTGTTCATCAGGAAACTTAAATTTTTCGTAATCCATACATCCTCCTTAAGCGCGTGTAATGCCACGCGGATCGTCCACTACGGCGTCTACCTGATCGTCATTGATGATCCGGAACTCACGGCCATAGATTTTCAAGCGCGTACCAGAATAAGCACGCGTCAAAATGAAGTCGCCTTCCTTGCACCAAGGCCCGGATGGAAACTTGTCTTGGTCCTTGTACGCATCAGGACCCACTGAAACAACAAACAGCACAACGGTCGAATACTCTTCGACTTTCTTTAAACTTTCCGCTTTGACAATTTCTGAGTTCTCAAACGTGTCAGAAATCTCAGGTACCGCGCAGACAATCTTCCAGCCCGGAGCCCGTGGGATCATGCGTCCACGTTCTTCAATAGGGATTTGTTCTCCGGGTTCGTCGATTTGTTGAATTGGTTCCGGCATCTGAATCCCCGTGAATGATCCCGCAGAGTTTTTGGTAAGCAGCGAAGTCACCACAGATTCCATTAGCCATGTCGTCTGTGTAGTCGTTCATGTCCTTTCGTATCTTGGCGCGGAGGACATCCGTGAAGTTGTCACTCATTTATTGGGTTTCTCCTTAAGTTTTATTGTTTGACGCACATTTTGCATGTGTTGTACTGCGGCTTGTTTGCGTTGCAAATCAAGTTTTTCTTTTTCGCGTGAAATATCCAGTCCCATACGCATACCTTCACGTTGGTCTTGCGCTTGGAGTTTCATTTGCTCAAGCTCGATGTTTGCCGCTGCTTTGGCTCTTTCAAGCTCCAGCTTGTCTGCTTGGCTTGCAGCATCTGCTGCAAGTTTCTTCTCTTGTATGGCAACTTTAGCTTTCTCCAACTCCAGCTCTTGCATTTGCATCTGGAACATCGGGTCTTGCTGAACCTGCTGCGCTTGCTGTTGTGCAGCTCGGGCTTGATTCTGTATCAACACTTGTTGTG